TAATGGCTTTGAAAGAGGACTTTGATTTGGATCGTGAACTGACGATTGACGAGTGTATTAATGGAATCCCAGCAATGGTTGAGTCTATAGACACTTCGACGTCGTCAGGTTACCCTTGGACGCTGACTGCTACATTACGCGGACCGAAGCGAAAGCTTCTGTCTGGCGAACCCGGACATTGGAGTTTGATCCCAGCAATGAGATCACACTACGACGAATGGCAAGCCATGCTTGACTCTGACATTATTCCAAATGATCCATTTATGGTGACTTTGAAAGACGAAAGACGAAAGCTCGCGAAAGTGAAAGCAGGAAGCACACGTGTGTTTTGTGCTGGTTCATTCACCGGTTTTCTCCATAACAAGAGATTGTTTGGAGCGTTTGGGCTGTTCTTTAAACGCGTGCGAGGCAAGTGCTTTAGTGTGCTAGGCCTCAATCGTGCTTCTTTAGAGTGGCATCAGATGATCGGTTGGATGCGTGAAGTCGGAAGATTCGGACTTGACGGTGACCAGAAACATTGGGATGGTCGTTTTAAGGTTGGGCTAGCATTTGCGCTTCTGGAGTTGTTTGCTGCGTTCTACGGGGACACCCGTGAGACTCGCGCATACAAAGAACGCTATATGCTGTTTGCCCATGCTCTTTTCCCTAACCTACGATTTACCTGGCAATTCTCCGGGACACCGGAGGAGGGTAAGAAGTGGTTTAGTGAAACGAGGAGCTATATCATGCAGGCTCCCGGCGCCATGCCATCTGGGTGGTATTTGACTTTTGTGCTTAACTCTTTAGTCAATGCTACCATGATGCGTGTCGCCTGGATCCTACTTGTTAGTGCTCCTTTTAACGACCTTCGCTATTTTCGCGAAAATGTGAGAGATAAGTTTGCTGGCGATGACAGCTTTCTTGCTGTATCGGATAATTTCCTCGACGAGTTTAATAACATAACTATTGCCGAGATGTTTGCCCTTTACGGCCAGACGTATACTCCTGCGACGAAAGGAGATACGTTGCTGCCTTATCAAAAGCTTACTGATTGCTCATTCCTCAAAACGACGACGGGCGTGCGGTGGGACCGCTACGTTCCGTTGTTTGATAGAGACGCGAATCTAGAAACAATGAATTGGATTAGGAAATGTGACGACGAAAGGACTGCTACTGAAAACAACTGCAACGATGTCTTGCGCAACTCCTTCTTCTATGGAGAGGAAGAGTTTAATGCGTTAAGAGCAAAGATGCTAGCTTGTGATAAGAGTTTCAATCTGATTAGTTTTCATTCACTGGAAACGGCTTACCTGGGGTATGGAGTGATTCCAGACCCTTTTGGAAGCTTTGCGTTCACCCGCAGTGCTACCAAAGACCCGGCGAACTTTTATAAGTCCGTTCAGAAGTCAATCGCCCAGATGCAATCGCAAAACTTGAGAGACATCTCAATAAGTGCGACAAAGCAGAGTGGCGAGCGACTTACCAACATGAGTTCCCAACAAGAACCCATATTTACCTTGACCAAACTTGAGACGAAGTGGCTGCGCCGCTTGCTCTCACTTAAGGCCGAGAAGAAAATGCTGGAGGAGAGAGTTTCGGCTCTGAACCTCCGGCTCGCTGGTTTGGAAGAGCGAATCCTGAATGCTTGGGATGAACTCTACCAACCGGTGGAGGCAAGTTTTGAAGATGACTTGCCGGTGCTACCGAGAAACAGCGCGACACATGCGTGTCGCGTGCGCGCCGAGAAGCAGAGCGGACTAACAACCGATCAGCCTATCGCGAGTGGCTCGCCTAGCATTTCTAGCGTTACTGGCACCCCAGCATCGCTAGATGAATCTACCCCAAATGTGACGTCGACGATGGGCGTGCATTTGGCTGAACAACAGGAAATAGTGGACCTTCATGGTGTCGACGGCAATGCTCGATCAACTATGACTCGTGCCAATGCTCATCTTGATGATGATGATTGGACCCTGTCTAAGATGCTCGAGAGAGAGAACTTGGTTGCAGCGTTTACCTGGGACATCACGGATCCGATTGGTGCAGACCTCACCATCCTTCCCGGTGCTCCCTCGCTTAACGTTCCCGAGGATCTCCTTCAGAACGATTTGTCTTCGATTCCGTTTGAACGGTTTCAGTATGCCCGTTGGGAGAAGTTGACTGTGCGAATTCAGCTCGTCGCTTCTCGTTTCCATCAGGGGAGACTTCTTGTCTATTTTGACCCGAGTATGGTTCCTCGTGCGCGACTCCTTGATGGAGGCGTGCGCGGCCCTATTCGTGCGACCCAGTTGCAGCATTGCTTCCTGGACCCGTCGAACGGTACAGTGATTGATTTCGAAATTCCATTTCGTTATCATAAGGCATTCCTTGACCTGGTTGCTGGTGACGTGCTTGGACAATTGCATTGTCAAGTGCTAAACCAGCTTCAAGTGGCTACAGGTGCTACAACTGCGTTGCAAGTCAAAATCTTCGCGAAGTTTCAAAACGTCGCTTTTCGCGTACCACGCCCGGGCGGGACACCGTTCGCAGCGCGCGTGATGAGAGACGCCGAAGCCCTTGGTTACACTTTAATCAAGGCCGCCAAACAGAGTGGTGTTGGCGCATTACTGGGTGGAAAACTCGCCGCGAAAGCTGGTGCGTTCGTTGCTGAGAAAGCAGCGGGCTCATTAGTTAAGTTGGCTGGAGATGTTCTACCCAAAGAGGTCACAGGCGCGATTGCAGGTATTCTGCTCGACAAGCCAGCCGTGACTGAGTTCCCAGTTCCATTAACGAATAAGGATGCACAGTACATGAGCGCTTCTCGAGGCATTGAGAACCTTGAGCGCATGACCTTGGAGCCGAGTGCAATGTATCTCACAGATGACCAGTTTGGTGATTCGGTGGATGAAATGGACATGAAGTACCTCATGAAGAAACCGGTCTTCATTGGCCGTTTTAATTGGGCGGCAACTGACGATGTTGGTACTACGCTTTACACTACAACTGTATCGCCGATGCACCTCCAGACTTTGCCGACCAGCACTGCCCCATTTGAGATTTCGATCATCCCCTACTTTACCGATATGTTTACTTATTGGCGAGGCGGGTTTGATCTGACATTCCAAATGGTGGGCACTGCCTTCCATGAGGGAAGATTGGACTTTTGTTTCCACCCTGGCGCTGACGTTCCACCCGTGAACTACAACGTTGCACTCTCCCAGTACGTGGATTCGCAGACTATCAGAAACAACAACAATGAAGTGCGAGTGAGAATTCC